AGCGCCAATGTGATCTTTCTTTGTGTTTGTTTAAACATATAAATAGGATCGGCGCGGCCATATACCGACTCTGATGTCCAATCGCTGCTATATGCTTCATTAAAAGCAGTTATAAAAGCTTTAAAGAAAACAGATTTTCCAGTTGCTGCATGTTGAAAAGAGACAAATAATTTATTTAGATTTGCATATGCATCAGATCCATCTACATAATAAGTTACTTTTTCTGCGGGACCTACAACAACTTTATTATCTACAAAATATTTCGAAGCATTAAAGTCACTATTATAATAATCGTAAATTTTGCTTACATCTTCGGCGCTTTTTTCAGAGTCTGACATTTATATGTTTCCTTATTATATTAATATTGTCTCGAATATCCATAGAGCGCATCAGTACATTCTCCGCCCATACATTTAACTACTTTGTCACAAATTTTATTACCGTCAATATCAAAGTTAATTGTCACCTCATATGGCCTTTCAACAGCTTTTGCGCCACCAGCTGAAGCCACTGTTGAAGGTGCTGCGCCAGCAGCAGCAGCGGCAGCGGCAGGGGGGCCTGCCATCGCAGCCCTAGCTGCGGTTGCCATCACCACTGACATGCTGACAGCCTTATTTTCGGGAATACTATTCACCGCTGAAGCTATCCTTTCAAATTGTTCAGCAACTGTACTTAACTCTGTTGCCTTATCAACAAGAGTAGAAATACTGCCCATAAATTCAGTTAAAACCGTTAATGTCGGCTGTATCATCAAAAGACCCAGTCCTAAATACAACATTGCTGCGCCAATCACTCCTAAGCCCACCGCTGCCAAAGGTGCTGCAACGCCTAGTGCGACCAACACATAACCAAATGCTGCCATTGTTGCTACAAATATTACAAACTGTCCTATTGGTAACACTTCAAACAAAACAGCAAAAGATTCAATTAGCTTAGACACTCCTAGTGCTGCTAGCCCCATTCCGCCTCCGATCATTAGAGCGGCGGCGCCTATAGACAGTAATAGCCCGACAGCGCCTGCTGCCACTACTGCTTGTGGTCCTGTTACCATGGCCGCTAGTGCTATCATTAGCCCTACAAACGCTAATGTAAATATGCCGATAGCAACGGCTGCTGGGACTGCAGCATCTCCCAAACCGGCGAAACTTGCAGCCAACTCAGACAAACCTAACGAAGCTAAGGCAACTCCGCCGCCAACCATAAGCATTGCTCCGCCAACAGCTAGAATAGGACCAGTGGAGCCTCTCATTGCATTGCCCGCCAGCCTAACCGCAACGCCCAAGCCAATAAATCCAATTGCCATCAGCCCAATGCCTTCAAAAAACGTAGGCGAAGATCTTGCTTTAAATAGAATATATGCTAGTGCAGATGCCGCGAGCGCGAACAGCCAAAACTTTTTAGTAGTAAATGCTGTTGCTATCCCACGAGCGGTTTCAGCAATAGTTGCCCACTTTGTGTATGTTGTCCAAACAATAGTAGTGTAAATTGCAGCCTGAACTGCCTCTGGATATTCAATCATAAGTCCTATAAAGAACCTCAAGCCATCAATAAGAGGCGCCATAATAACTACTGATTCCGCTAGCACTGCATTCCATTGATCCGATAATTTTTGAACTGCTGCAGCTTGTTCTTTCATTGCTACCAATTCTTTACTGGTCTTGCCTATATCGCCGGCTAGTCCATCCATATTGCCTGAGAGCATCATCGCCAAATCGCCAACATCAGAAAGTCCTAGAGACTCTGTATAAAATTGTTTCTGATAATAACTCATATCATCAAATGTTAAACCAGCGTCGAGAATAGAATCCCGAATCATATTAAATCTTTCGGCAGGATCCGTTTCCATCATCATATCCATGGCGTTAACAAAGTTTCCACCCAGCGCTGCGTTCAATTTGCCTGCCATGCCGGCCGCATCTTCAAAAGTATCAAACTTATTAGCGATGCTTAGAATTTTATCCATCTCCATACCGGTGATCTTACTAGCATACTGCATATCTTTAAATGCTTTTACGCCTTGATCCCCAAATTTGGCCAATGTGCTTCCTGCTCCAGCAAAATCTTGCATCATTTTCTGAGGAGCAATACCCAAATCCCTTGCGTGTGCAGTCAACTCTCGCATCGTATCATCAGCCATACTAGCGGACACACCGAAAGCTTTTGTAGACATTTGAACGCCCTTAGCAAAATCTTCGTGACTCACTCCCAGGCGTCCTAAAACAACAGAAGTTTCAGATAGCTCTTCTCGCATAGCCTTGCTCTGCATTGTAAAGTCGGTATAGGTTCCATGCAGAGAAACCATTGCGGCGGAAGCATCTTCTATAGTAGCGCCCGTGAGACGTGTATCCTTATATACATCTCTAATACTACTAGCAAATTCAACCGAAGCACCAGTAGCTTTTCGAAACTCATTTTCGGCGTTATAAAGGGCCTTAATAAGGCCGGCCACGTTGTTGATAGCGGAAGTGGCCATGCCCAGCATGGCATTCTGAAGTAATAGAGCTTTAGAGTTGGTATTGTGTAATGCATCGCCTATTTTTTTCATAGTACCAACAAAATCAACACTATAGTCCATGCTAAAAGTGCTTAAAAAAGCTTGGCCTAGTTCCTCTGCGGCGCTCTTAGAGTCAATGAGTTTTTGTTGACGTTTATCATGATCTCTCATTTCGGCATTAATTGCCTCGACCGCAGCTGGATCTTTGGCCAATGCTATTTTTGCGCGCAATATATCTTTTTGAGCTTCAATTACCTCTACCGCTTGATCAATGCGTTTTGCGTGGGCGCCGGCTTCTGTGGTCTGCTGCCCTTTAAGAATATCCACATGTCTTTCTGCCACGGCAATATCGCGTTCCCGCTCGGCTATAAGAGCCTGTAAAGCACTCTTGTTCTCGCCGGTGAGCCTACCAAGATCTTTAAGCTGCTGGATTGCTTCGCCGTCCAACTTGTTGAGTGCTGTTTTTTTGGTTTCAACTTTACTTAATAAATCTAATTCTCTTTCTAAAGCCGTTAATTCTGCTGGAGTGAGGGCCACAATAAATTCCTCTTATATTGTTACTAAGGTAAATAGTTTGCTATAAAAAAAGACAGGTCTAACCCTGTCTTCTCGTCTTGCCTAATTGTGGTGGCATTTTCGGTTGATTGTGAGCAGTTAATGTTTGGGCACCACCGCTACCACCTCCGGAGGCACTTTCAATTGCCTCTTTTTCTGCTTGTAGTTGTTTTATTAGTCTCTCAACAAACCACTTTCTTAAACCAACCGGTAAATTATAAGCTTCTGAGAAGCTCCATCCTCCTGAATATTTTAAGAAGAAGAACTGCTCATACACGCTCTCCATATACTCACCGGTCAGGCCAAAAAAAGTCCGCGCTGAGCGGGATCTCCATATCTTGCGCATAATCACACTCGCTGCATTCAAAATGTTGAGTCAAATCAATATTAGGAGCAACAAACCGATAAGCAAGTCTAATATGCCTAGAGTCTAATGATGGAATATTATTAATTAAATAATTAATCGCCTCTGCAGAAGAATCCCCATTTACCGCAACAATCGTGTTAACTAATTGTCGCGTAACCGTTTGTTCGTGGGTTTTACGCTTGCGATCTTGTTCCATACCACTGAATAGTGCTTTTTCATCTCTTCCTGTTAAAAGTCGAAACGTTACAGTTATCTGAGTCTTAGGGAGGGCCAGATCAAATGTTCCATTTCCATTATCAGTAATCTCCCAGCCTTCTTTTTCTGTCTCGCCATGATAGATTTGAGCCTCATTAAGATCAAAACTAAACGTTTGGGCGGACGTACAGCTAGGACATGTTACTTTTGTATCGTATTCGTTTCCGTAGCCCGAAACTCTAATGGCAATAATAATTGCATTTCGATCACCAACAAGTAAAGAATCAGAATTAATGCGTTTATCAACAATCAAATTATCTAAAATTCGATCTAGCGCAACCCCCTTCTTCAGAAGAGTTCTAGATGTTAGAATATCTTCTTCTTTGGCCGTCATCTGACGAATCTCTATTGTATCCTCACCGTGAAGGGGGTGCCCTTCTGGATACAACGAGCCACCCGAAGGAAGCTCTACAAATTCTGTTGGAACAACAAAAGAAAAACCACCCGATTCTGCCTTTGCTTGTGTCATTTGCGGCGGCGGGTTAGTGTCCTGTTGTTGAACGCCTCCTAGACGTTCTTTATTTCTTGACAATATACACCTCTCTTATAATTGTAATATTATACTCCGAAGAACTCTGAACCACCAGCGCCGGCCACTGCCACTGAAGCGCCTGCAGTCTCAACTCTCGCCCAGTCATATTTAAGAGCTACCGTCATTTCGGTAAGATCATCGCCATCATATCCCAAATCGCCATATTTAACTTCTTTAATCCAAGAGTTCCAAAGAGTCCAAGTTTCAAGCGGGTTTCCATCTGAATCGATCTGAGTGATAATAACTGTTCCTAAAGCGCCAGCTGCCTTGGCCTTCGACATCGTAGATAACGAAGTAGAGTCAGTAGGTGGAGTATAACCTGATTGTACCACAATATCAGAAAGAGTTGCAGCCATATCTGGATCAACTGGATCAACCAGCGTTATAGAGATATCCTGCCAAGTTACTGACCCAGGATAATAAAAAGTATGATTGAGAAACTTGTGTGTTGCCTCTGCTACCTGAAAACTAGGCTTAGCTGCGGTTTTTGCATACCAAAGCATAGCACCGCCCTGTGCTGCCTGAATTCCTTGAAATTCTACTGTAAACCGAAACTTTCTTTTCGGATCCTTGAGCGTTGTATCTTCACCAAAGTTTGTTGACCAAAATGCCATTTTTAGGGACTCCTATAATCTATTTTTAATTAGTGTGGTGGGGGAAAAATCCCCCATCCTTTTTAATCATCGAATGATGCACCCGTTGACATGATTACGAAGTCAATTGCGATGAATTCGATTGCTCTTGCGGGTTTAATCATAATCTTAGCATAAAGAATGTTTTGATCGATAAGATCTGGCGTCGTAGTAGACTCATCAAGAATTAATCGATAGTCGGTAATACCAAATCTCGTCTTAACATTCGTAAGGAAAGGCTCAATAAGTGATTTAAACCTATTCCAGGTTGCCTGAACGTTCTGCTCAAATAGAATCTGAGTAGAAAGAATAGAAATTTGCTTCTTCAAGTAAATTACCAACCTTCTCACATTAATTCTATCAAGAGCCGATTGACGTTCCTGTAAAGTTTTTTGTCCGAAAACAACTATTCCAGTAGACGGGAACGAAGCAATTGGATTGATGTTTGACTCATAAAGCGTGTCTCTGCTCTTTGAAGTCAGTTTCTCAGTTACGGCCGTGACAGGAATTCCGGCTGCTCCCTCGGTAAGGCCACCTCTATTAAAGCCAGCGGGGGCAAACCAAATTTCTGTTTTTGCTTCAGAAGATGCCAAGACCCCCATCATGGCTACAGATGGCGGTAACCAAACTAAACGACCAGTAGAATCATCTCTAGTTTGAACCCATGGATAAAAAGTACATCCATAACTTGAATCAATACGCCTATCTCTAAGGTTGTTTGCCGCATTGGTCGGGGTTGTTCCAATTCTACTAGCCGGGTCAGAATAATATGCTTCGTGAGAAGGAATATAAACGTTAGCTAAGTCAATTAGTGCTAATGAATCTGCTCGTTCTTCACAAACATCAACCATGTGGCCGGTAAGCGAATCAAAAGTCAAACCAGGCACAACCAATAAGTTCATGTCAACCGCTTCTGGATCGGACACTGTATCGATTGCCTGTTTATAAGTATTAAAAGTAGCACTATTGAGTTCTGTTGAAGAACCAGCTGTCATTCCACCGTTATAGAGGGGATCTGGAAGTTTGATATCTAGACCATCAAAGCCGCCCCAGAACGGTGCAGTAAAGCTGTCATATCCAGCATTAAGGACAGTGGTATAGCTAGCTATGCTAGTGCCTGCTTTTCTAGCACCAGATACATAATGATATACTCCGACAGACGAAGTTCCAATATCGTCCAATGAAAAGACATATCCCCAGGCTACTGCACCAGAAAGCTGCGAGGCCGCACGAACATTATAACTGGTAGGATCATCAGGAAAATCAGCAAATAATAATTTATGATAATCGGGAACACTTTGATCGTACTTTGTACTGCCGGCCTCTCTAGTAGTTGAAATTCCGAAACAAGCTCTTGTAGGATCGCTCAAACCACCGTCAGATGCAGATGCGCGCAAACGTACCGCCGGGAAAGACAAAGATCCTGTTAGGGAGCCTGTTAGGACACCCCCGGCAGTCTCTCCGAGACCTTGGTAGTTTCCGCTTAAAACGGCTTGCATCATAAGCACATCGGGCGTACCTGGAACTTCTCCAGAGTTTAGAAGATTCGAAGCAGACAAGATAAAAGTATTATCAATAGCCACATCGGTAAAGCTACTTGTAATATTTAAAGCATCTCTATATCGTGGAGGGCCAAAATAGCCATACGGAAGGAGCAGAGGATCTGTTCCGCCAGCATCGGCTACAGTATTCATTTCTATACGAACAAATTTTGATTTATTATCATATTCGCCATATTCTTTAAGTCTTAATTCGGTTGTACTCCAAGAAAGATACTTAGTACCAATTTTACGACCAACAAAATTTGGAGATGCCGGGTCCATGGTACAGTTATCAAATCTTTCCATTACGACTACCTTATTATCAGTGTCACTTATTTGTCGGATAACGACAGAGAATGTACCATAATCACTAGTGAGCGTAGTTGATGCTCTAATCTTTTCAATTGAAGCTTTACAATTTCTATGTAGCCACTCTCCATGCCCTCGTCCAATCAAACGAAATAATTTTTGCATAGACTCTGGGGCATAGCTTCCAGTAACACCACTTAAATCTTGGCCAATAAACCAGCCACTTTGTCCCTCTCTAGAAGACTGTTGCATACTATGTGGGCCTTTTGCAGCATTTCCATGTTGCGCAATCGGAAGAAGAACACCATAACAAGCTGTACCTACTGCGCTAATATCGCGCATTTTCTGTTCGTATGATTCGCCCAACCAATATCGATCAGCGGAATCAGAAGGATAAAAAGCTCCAGCTGTAGACGCCAATTGAGGATTAGTATTAAAACGCTTGCGAATAAAAGTTTCTGCCGAATCGTCAAAGCCAAATTTAACCTTTTTTGAACCCTGCAAAGAGCTTGAAACGACAAGAGTAAACAAATAATTTGAATCTGTTGAAAGAACCTTTGCTATACCCGAAGCTCGCGTATCTTCATTGCCGCCACCTTGAGCATTATTATATATGTTTCCACTTAATTGAACGGAAGCAGACTGATCAACATACCAAACAGCTGCCAAAGAACCAGTACCAATAGAAGATGTTGAAACCACCGAAGCACTTACGAATACAAAAAGTCCATAAGCTCCACCATTATCTTTAACCAATTTAGCTGGATCTTTTGTTGTTTGCCAACCAGCATATCCGTCTGAAGTGGCATTTGTATTCTGGGTACCAAGAAGTCTAATATAAGTAAGTGGAGCAACATTTGCTCTCAAAAATGCCTTTGCGGCATAAGTGCCATACATTGGAGATTGATAGTTCCCGTAGCGAGAGATATCACCTCCGCCCTTCCCAGGAACTGTATCGCCAAACATTGTAACAAAATCAGAGTACGATTCAACCAATGTAGGCTGCATCGCCAATCCACGAGTTGAGCGTCCAATAACAACCGGGCCTATTTTTGTGGCCGATTTCGGAATAAAGGAGTTATCAATTTCGTTAATAAACACTCCAGGAGATACAAATTTAAAACTACTAACTGACATATTGTGGGTTCCTCATATTTAAAATCATGTAAATGATAGTGCAATCATTAATTAAATAGTATTTTTGATCTCAAAACGCTTTCTTTATGGAAGAAAAAAGTCGTCGTTACCTTCAGGAACTGGAGCTTCCGAAGGGAACGTCAATTCTACAACATTTTCGTCTATTCTAACAATAGGACGATCATCATTTTCACCTTCGCCTATTAAATATCCTAATACTTTAATTGTAATCTCAGAATTAAACATTCTTGTATCCTCTGCAAGATTATTGACATTATTGCTATGTGTAAAACCCTGATCGATGAAAGCTTCATATAAATGGCCGTTTCTCTTCATTGTAAAGGCATTAATCTGTCCTGTTCTGGTTATAAAAGGTGCTAATAGATCATTCATCTGCTGTTGATATTCTGTTTTAATAATAATTTTATAATCTATGTTTACGTACACCGGAATTGGAATTGATAAACTTTGAATGACAACTTTTTTATTCACTCTTGGATAATGCCTTTGAGAATCTCCTGAAGTGTAATTTTCTCGGCGCATATTACCGACAACAGCAAAATTTCTAGTTTTGTCTTCAACAATTCTTTTGGCGATAACCCAACGACCAGATCTGCCATTTTTATCTTTTGAATAATAATGGGCTTGAAAAGAGCCCTTTCTTGCAGGATCTTTAATGATTCCTGTTCTTTCAACCGAAATCAAAGGAAGTTTGAGGGCGCCGGCATCATCTCTCAAATTTTTATTGTGTTTGATTTGATATGCCCTTTCTGGCGCCTGCCACAAAACAGGAACTGGCTTAAAGCCCTCATTTGTGCGCGCACTCATATTTAAATCTTCTTTTAGCCATGAAACTATAGAATAATCTATTGTTTCAATAGTGGATTCTAATATTCCTATTTCACGTAGATTATAATTACCAGGCGCCAACATGGCAAAATCAAAATTATTAGGTAGCATCGAACAACCCCTGTCTGGCTCTCTTGCATATAGCCGAAATCTCAAATTCTCTATTCGCTTGTCCAAATAATAGTTTTGGCTCCGTAAGCTTTATAATTTCATAATAATAATCATTATATAACACAAAGTCTCCCTCACGCACATACATATTTTGGTCTTCTTCTAGTCTTCTTTTATGAAAATGGATATTAATCTCCCAAGATTTATCAACTCCAGCGCTCTCCATATAAGATGTAGAATAATCAGTAAATTCAACTAATGCATATATACGAATCGGAGGCAAAAATGTTTTTTCTATTGCTTCTCCATATAAATCATGAAAATTTGTTGTTTCTAGATCAATTGGATAATAAAGAACTTGTTGGCCAATGATCTTTTCAATAAGCTCATCATTAACCTGCTTAACCAGATCTCTCTCTTTCTTACCCAGAAAGAGCGGAGGAGGTGGCTGCGCTGGTTTTTTCCATTCATTAGACATGCTCTACTTATCCTACAAAAATTGGTAATGGTGAATTCTTCAATGTATTAGTGGCAGCATCTGTAATTTCAACATCTCTCTTAACAAGTTCAGCGTATTCCATCTCTTTGAGGATTTCCATTAATTTATCTCTGAGTTGTTGTTGTTCTTCTTTTGCTTGCGATAACAATTCAGAATGATTTAATGTTACACTTTCACCAGGAATAGGAATCGTTGTAAACTTGCCTCTAATTTGCCCCAACATCTCTTTACAAAGCGATAGCGCATATTTTCGAATCCATTGTTTACCTATAGCGTTAATATTAGCATAAGGAATATTATCAAGAGGCATCGTATTGACATTATTAACTCCCTCTATCCCTGATTTATAATTATCATCTTCTGTCCAAGCATCTGTCTTAATATAAAATTTAACCCATACCGCAGATGCATCTTTAAACGCCCAATCACTTGGATTGGGAAATAATCTTATCTTATTGTTTATTAGTTCATAAGAATAGTGCGAGGTTCTAGTATAAATTGAATCTTCATACATTATTGCCTGCATTTTATTCTGCCAAGTTGGAATAATCTCAAAAGTTGAATCATCAGCAAATTGACCATATGTTGAGTAATTCCCTACGACGCCTATGCCTCCATAATACCCATAGAAGCGCCACATGGCCCGTGGAGACTTATAAAAAACTTTTGTGATGTAAACCCTGTTGTCTCCAACTTTTCCAGCATAACTGACTGCTGTGCCTCCCTCATCTAGCCCCGATGCTGACGAGCTTGAAATAATATTTTGAATATCGTAATCTTGTACGTTATTTTTTGGTTTAAATGAAGCAGAATATTCAGCAATCGTTCCGCCAAATCCGGCAACGCCGGCTAACCCATCACCAACATTCATGGCATATGTAAATTGATATCTCGGAAATTTTAAATTAACTCCAGACGGGCCGGTTTTTCTATCTCCTTTGTGGTCAAATGTGCCCGTTGTGGCACCCAATACACTAGAAAGAACGTTCTTTCCATGATGTAAATTAAAGATGTAAGAATATTCCAATACTGCTTCTTCATAAGCCGCATATACATTTGCAGGAGTTAATTCAATATCTACTACATCACCACCAAGCTTTTTATAAACATATTTAACCTGTAACGAGGCGCCGCTCAAAAAATCTGATGAACCAGTGTAGATCCCAAAAGGAACGGCGGCGGCCACCAAAGCTGCGCTTCCTGTTGAAGTTAAAATAACCGCGCTTTGTGTGGACTTAGGAGATAAATTCGTTGGCATTATCGAGTTTCCTTAATTATTCATTAAATAAATAGTATTTTATAAAACAAAACCCCCAGATATACTGGAGGCTTTAGTATCAAAGCAAATTTTAACTAGGTTGTCGCAGAAGTGTCCTTTTTAGTGGTCTTTTTTCTTGTTGTACGTCTAGGCTTTTTAATCGCCTTTGGTTTTTTAATTGTCTTCGGCTTTGGAACAGGTTCTGGTTTTGCCTCAACTTTTTCTTCCTGCAGAACAACTTCTGGCTCTGGGGCGGCTGCCGGTGCTTCTACTTCGGGTACCTCATCGCTATTTAAGTGTTGCATGCGAGGATGGCTAGAGTGTTTCGTACCAAACTTAGCCTTTGCAGACTTCAATCTTCTTTTTTTTCCCATGGGAACTCCTTGTTATATAATAAATAGTATTATTTTTATAAAACGAAAATCTCAAAAAATTGACGCCGATATTTTTTAGCAGATCGTGGTTTTTAAAATAAAACCCCCTCCGAAGAGGGGGTAAAACATATAAAACATTTTAATGGTTATTGAATCTTACTGATCGGCAAAAGTAACACCAGTATTTGTTGTGGAACTCACGTAACCGCTGATATACCATAATGTGCCATCGCACCAAACTTCAAGGTCAGTACCAGCGTCAGGTGTTAAAATATTGCATCTGGAATTGGAGTTTCCGTCCGGATGATAAGCGGTGTTATCACCAGAGGCGCCAATGTCGTGTTGGATGACACCACCGAGAAAATAATTTGTATCAGATCCCGTGTTAATTTGAAAATCCTGCGCATCGGCAGCATTTCCAGCATAAACAAATCTAAAGGCAAGCCCATCAGCCGCTGAAGGAAGCGTTAATATAGTATCTGCAGCAAGTCCTGCTGCGGCTGCTCCTATTAGAATTGTGGTACCGCTTTGGGCCGCTGTCAACGATGCTGTTTCAGTAGCCTTGGTATATCGACTCTTCCTGATGCTCATCAGGTTATCGTTTTCGTTAATTAGGCTCTTA